TTAGATGAAAGTATTAGTAGCCTGTGAATATTCTGGTATTGTCAGAAATGCCTTCACAGCAAAAGGGCATGATGCGTGGTCTTGCGATATTCTCGACACAGAATCAGAGGGAAACCACATAAAGGGGAATGCACTTGAACAGCTAGATAAAGGCTGGGATCTTATGGTTGCACATCCTCCATGTACGCATTTATCTGTATCGGGTGCAAGATGGTTTACAGAGGGTAAAAAACCTATAAAACTACGTGAGGATGCTTTGGATTTTGTACATAAACTTATGAACGCACCAATAAAAAGAATATGTATTGAAAATCCTGTATCTGTTATATCTTCACATATTAGGAAAGCAGATCAAACCATTAATCCTTATCAGTTTGGACATACAGAATATAAAAAAACTTGTCTATGGTTAAAAAATTTACCTTTATTAGAAGAAACAGATAATGTTCTTGAGGAGACAAAACTGTTACCAAATAAGATTGCAAAAAGAATTTGGTGGCTTGGTAGCGGTAAGGGTAAGGAGCGAAGTAAATTTTATACTGGTATTGCTTTAGCTATGGCAGATCAATGGGGTGATGAGAGTAGGCTACCTATACCTGTAGAACAACTATGTTTGTTTTGATGCTTGACAGGGGTATACCCTTTATATATACTAAGAATGTACCAAACAACCGAGAGGTTTTCCAAAATGGCTAAAACAAAAACTATTATCAAAACTTACGATCATACATTTGTTGACGGATCAATTTTTGAAATTGAAGATAAATATGCAATGAAAGCATTAGGTTACGAAATAACAAATGTCATAGAGGATAGATGGCATGGATATTTGCAAACACAAACAGTAACTTACACTTTGCAAGAGGTAGCATAATGCAAAACTTTTTAATGATGGTAGCAGCGTCAGGGGTGTTTTATACAGCCCTCTCATCAACCCTATATGACATGACAGTTGCAGATTGCAATGCAGGTGTAGAATTAGCCTGTAAGGAGTTATAAATATGGATTCTGATAATAGAATTACAATAACACCATTGTCTGAACTAGATTATGTTGCTGTTAAACATCTTAAAATGATACATAATACTACACTTTCACAAATAGTAGCTGTAGCTTTACATGAATGGTTAAAAGATAATTACACAAAAGAAATACAATTTTATAAGGAGGTAACAAAGTAATAAACAAATAGTCGGGAAGCCTGATAGTTAGGTTGTAAGATTCCTAACTTGAAAGTTATACAACACCTACTCATCTAGGGAAAACAGGGCAAGTATTGGACTTGATCTATCTCCCGACTTAATCCCATAAAAGGAGTTAAAGTTATGAACTACGCTGCAACCATAAGTTATTTTGCTGCAGCAATATTGACAGGAGGAATGATATTTCTAGGCAATAGTTATCACAGACTTGCAGATAGTAATGAAGCTTTATCATCAGATATCCAAGCACTTATAAAGGCATATCTAACAAGTGATAAAGATTGCTATTTGTTAGCACCTACACCAAAGGATTGGCTTATATGGGAAGAAATGCCATACAAAACAACACCAAAACAAAGGATTTTAAAAAATTAATTTAATTTAGGGAACAATTTCTGCTCCAAGAGATCAACAGCCCTATCATCTAATGTGTTTGTTGTCTGTTTACAAATAGCCCTTAATAAGTCAACAACTAAACGCTTGCAGCCAGTAGTAGAAAGAAAGCGTAATAGTATAGGTTTAAGAATTTTGTTCATAATTTGTTTTCCTTTACAAACATATTGTAGACGTTAAATTGAAATATAGGCTATCTAATCCCCATTGCCAAGCATAGGTAGCCTTTTTATTATCTTCTGGGCTTTATCTCTACAACAGCCAGTTCTACTTCTTTTAATCTATGAAAAACTTCTTTCATATCGTCATGCATATCATCTATTTTATCTGTTAATAATTCTATCGCTGTTGTATTTCTTACAAGATCGTCCCTAGATTGTCTACCTCGATAACTGATAGATCCAACTGAGACAAAACAAGCTGTTAATAATGCCCCACCTACTGCTGCTATAACCTCTACCACTTTACTAGTCCTCTATATATGTCTATTATACAGAAAAAACCTATGGAAAAAGATAAATCCAAAGATAACCAACGAAAAGATAAAGAACTAGAAGATGACAAGCCTGATTATCAGGAAAAAATAATGTTTTTAGTTAGCACTACTGCTCAAGGAGCTATCCTTGCATGGTGTCTTATAGTTTTGTCGCTTGGATATATAAAGCTTCCTAATAAAGTAGGAAATTTAGAAATTCCAGATCAGCCAAGAGTGGACTCGACTTTCGCTGCGGGGTTACTGGGTAACATCCTTGCTGGTTGGGGTGTTTCTGTAGGGGCTGCTAGTAGTGCAAAGAAGAAAAAGAAAGAAGGAGAAAATGGCATGATTGGCAACCCTAATGGTGGCTATCAAACAATCATAATAAAACAACCAATAGAATTAATCACAAGTAAACCTGATGTAATTAGAGTCGATCCCATTACTGGCAAAGATGTAAAAACTAACGGAAAATTAGACTCATGAAAAAACTAATTGCACTTGCATTTTTGTTAACTACACCTGCCTGTTATGCGGATCTAAGCCACAGTATTACTAGCTCAACAAAGATAACAGTAGGAGGGGCTAGTACATCTGCAGATAGGGTAGGGTCAAGCTACTCAGTTAGCGGTACTGGTGTTGATACAACTTACACAGCAGG